AGAAACAAAGCAGTTCAACGCACTTTTAAACAGGGTGACAAAAGAATTGCTGAAGAAAATGAACAAGATAAAGATTACACAAGACGCAGCAGGTTTATCAATTGCAATGGGTTTAGGTAATCAATTAGAGAAGATTTTAGTAGAAGCTGGATTAACCGGTTTACAAAAGTTACTAGTCGACGGTCAAAAAGCCGTTTTTAGAAACATGACTTTAAAAAAGACAGGGATCGAATATAACCGTCAATATCTAAACCTGATAATGCAAACTAACTTAACAGACTTTAAAAATCTAACAGATGATATGCTGATTAAGATTAAACAGATTTTTGTAGAGAATTCAATGGTCAATTTCACCGAGAAACAATTAGAAAAGAAATTAGCTGGGGTGGTTGGTAAATTTACAGGTTATAGTCGTACTTACCAGCAAACATCTAGACAAAAATTTATCCAAACCGTTTGAGATCAAGAAGCAAAATATTTTGAGAAAGCCGGTGAAGAATATAGTTTTGAATACGTTGGTGCAGACGATGGGAAGGTAAGACCACAATGCAGAAGAGGATTAAGCCAAAGGTTTTTCACTCAAAAAGAAAAAGATTCCTTCGAAGCTGAGGGTACGAGATATAACTGTAGACACAATTTTATCTTAGTTACAGGACCAAAACCAAACAATAAAGGAGATTAATGTTATGAAAACATTAACAGAACGAAAATTACATGGATCTAAGATGGGCCAAAGTCTTAGAGATGCAGCAAGAGATAAACTGGATGAACCGGAAATTCCAAGTGAATTAACACCGTGAGAAACAGTTGTAGATATGTGTGGAAAACACTTTCTTAAACATGAAGTCGCGACTTTCTTAGATATTGAAATACCTGAATTAGAACAGATGATTGTTCAACACGGTTTTAGGAATTGGACAACATTATTAACAAGATATGGTTCGACCTTTGATATAATTGTTAAGAACTTATTTTACGAGAGAATAATGGACAACTGTGATTTTAAAGCGACACAGTTATATTTAAAACAACATACAGTTTACAATGATACCGTTCCAGTCAATACAGGCAACAAACCTCAAGTTACAATTATAGACGACGACGACAATTATATCAGAATAAACTTAGAACATGAGAACCGATTACTAATATTTAAAAGAGAGAACTTTCTGAAACATCAATGGACCTTCCTGAAGAGTAGAACTTCAGAATTAGGTTTAGTTGCAGGTTATGGTGCCGGAAAAACACACGCATTTATCAGAAAAACATTCTTACACATGTTGCAATCTAAATTGACAGGTAAAAACGTTTCATTGGGAGCAGTGATTTATCCAACGTTAGTAAAAGCGAGAAACCTGTTTGCTGCACCGTTTGTAGAATTATGTAGAGACAATCATATTATAGTCGATTACAATAAAACTGAAGGTGTAATTAGAACAATTTATGGAACGGTTTACTTATGGAGTATGGACAGACCTGAAAAGATAATTGGCGATTCATTAACCTATATTGGTTTAGATGAATTAGATACTTTAACACCGAGAAGAAAAGCTGGAGAAGTTTGGGGTAAAGCAATTGGTAGATTAAGAGGTATGTCTGATGCACAGATTTACAGTGTGACAACACCAGAAGGTTTCCATTTTACTTACAATAAGTTCGTTAAAGAACCACAGACTAAAATTGCTGAAGGTAGAGAAGTCACAACCGAATTGATTAAAGCAAAGACAACAGACAATCCTTATTTACCGGATAGTTTCATCGAAGCACTAAGAGGAAATTACGATAGCAAAATGTTAGAACAATATCTGAACGGTGAATTTGTGAACCTTAACGGTAATGTTGCATATTATTCTTTTGATAGAGAATTACATTGTAAGAAGATTGAAACACAAGACACCAGTAAAATATATGTTGGAATGGATTTTAACGTTAACCCAATGAGTGCAATTGTATTTACGGCAGATGTTAACAAAGCAAAAGGTACAATTAGAAGTTTAAACGTTATTGAGTCAATTTCCCTGAAGAATTCAAACACAAGACAGATGGCTCAGGCAATTAAAAAGAAATATCCTAAGTCTAAGATTATAACAATTGTAGATAGAGCAGGTAATGCAAGGAAAACCAGTGCAGAAAAGACGGATGTTGAAATTCTAAGAGGATTTGGGTTCGTTGTTAAGTTTGAAAGTATTAGTGAGAGAGATAAGATTAATAGATTAAATCTTGTATTAGAAAGTGGAGTTATCCACATTGACGATGAGAGATGTGATGAATTAGTGACAGACTTGGAACACGTTATTTTAGATGAGAAAGGCAAAATTGACAAGAGAGATTTGAGTTTAACTCATATGACTGATGCCCTCGGATATGCAGTTTGGCACTTGACAAAACGTCCGGCTGTTATTCGGACCTACTAAAACTAATTGTAGTTATTTGAAAATAAATTGAATTATTCAGTACGGAAATGCTTATATACTATATAGAAGGGGCAAGAATTCCTTCAAAAAACTATTAACCAAAATAAAAGGAGACAGTAATGTCAGAGACAAAGAAAGCGAAAACAAAAGTCAAAACAATCACGTTGTTAGCCGCACATGATTTTAATTACAATTACGACGGTAAAATTTATGAATTCAAAGCAAACATCTTAATGAAAGTCCCGGAAGGTTTATACAATAAATTTCTTCCCTGTCAGGTGGTAAAATAATGACTACTGAAGAACCAAAAGTTGAAGAACCAGTAGTTGAAGAACCAAAGGTAGACGAACCAGTAGTTGATGAACCTAAAACTGAAGAACCTAAAACTGAAGAACCTAAAGTTGAAGAACCAAAGGTAGATGAACCAAAGGTAGATGAACCAAAGGTAGATGAACCAAAGGTAGATGAACCAAAGGTAGATGAACCTGAAGAACAAATTGATTGGGAAGCAAAATTTAATGAATTACAGACCAAATTTAATGAAGCACAAACAAGATTAGATGAACGTCTTACAGCAGACAATCAAATTATAATAGACGAATATAAAGGAATTGTAAACCAAATCCAAAGCGTACAGGAAGGAGAATTCTTATACAAAAGATTAAATTCTTTAAAAGACAAATTCCAGGAAACCGAAGATATGGATGAGATTAAACAACGGTTAGAAACTTATAACTTAATGAAAGGTGCGGGTATGTTCGAATTACCACCAGTTCCTGAAGAAATTAAAGCTCCTCAACCCGGTAAAATTAGAACTTACAAATCACCGCACAGAAGAGCGGCAGAATTACAGAAATAGTCACATTCCTTAATTGGAACCTAAATCTTAAACAAATAAAATAAAATACAAACAATAAAAGGAGCCTTACAATGGCATTAACATTACAAAATATCAACGAAACATTCACCAATCCGGAGAGTGTAATCACACAGAGTCTTATCAAAAGCAACAAATTACTAGCAATCGTCCCTTTCAAACCAGCATCTCACGGAAATCAAGATAAATCTAGACTTTATGAAACTGGTTCAACAGGCGCGAGTATTCTTAACGCAAGTACAGCAATGGCTGGTCAAGAATTATCTCCATCAGTTGAAACAATCGATCTTACAATTCTAGGTGAGAGAGCAATCGCAGATGCAATATTTGTGGACACTCTTCCTGTCGAACAATATGGTTCAGAAAAATATATTACTTGGTTCGAAGAGCAATCGCCGATATTCTATAACCAAATTGGTAAAGATTTAGAAGACCTTATGCTATATGGTGTTAAAGATACAGCTGGAGCTACTTTTAACGGTATTCTTAAGACTGCTACTGATAATTCAGCTATTCAAGATTTAGCTGGTGGTTCAGGTTCTAGTACAGATATTTTCGCTATCAGATTTGACGACAAACAATCCTTTGGTGTTTACAATAAAAGAAATGCAGATAGAATTCAAGATTTAGTAGAATTCAAATGGAGACCGGGAGCTGGTCAAACAGTTTTAGTTTCTAATGTGGATCAATACATGGGTGTTTATTCTATGGAAGCTGGTCTTAGATTACTAGGCGACAACACTGTTGCTGGTATTACTGGTATCGATAGCACTCACAAACCTACTCTTGCGATGGTGAAAAGCATGCTCGGTAAAGTTGATTACAACAAAGATCGTTCAAGCACATATATCATAGCTAATGCAGAAGGAATCGAATATTTAGAAGACATTTTAGGGGGGACACTCAACAGGTACGCAAACCAAGGTGGAACAGACTTGACTGATGAAGTTACAAGTTTTAAAGGTGTTAAAATCATAGAAGTTGATAGTATCAGAACAGATGGATAAATTAGGTTAATAGTTACAGATAAATGATTGGTCCGGGGAGACTCGGATCGATCTAAACAATTAAGTTCTCTTTTTTAGAAAACTGATTATATTATAAAGAAAAGGAGAAATTTTAATGGAAATTTTAAAGAAAGGATTTATTTATGGATTGTATAGTGACGGAGAACCGTTTTATGTAGGAAGTACTTGTGATGTTGACGAGAGAAAACGCTTACACATTTCAGACGCTTTTAGATATGGGAGTTGCAACAAACAAAAAGATGAAACTGCCAGAAATGCTGTTAACAAAAATAGTTTTGAGTTGAGAATTATCGAAAGTTTTACTGATGTAACTAAATTGGGATTATTATACCTAGAGGCCGTAGAAATAGATAGACAATTGACTTTAGGAATTGATTTAACTAATCATGATTTCACTGGACCTCGATTATGTCTAATTGATCGAGATAATGGGGAAATCATAACAACCGGAAGATGTAATATAGTTTGGGAATTCAATTCTGATTTGACTAACAAAGCACTAAGAAAGATCAAACAATATACCGGTCAAGGTAATCGAAGATACTGGTTAATTCCCGAGGAAGACGTTTTATTGAATGGAGTTGATTATTACTCAAAACCAATTATTGAGTTTTATTTAAAGAAAACTGGTGAATTAACTGGAAGAGGTAGAACTACAAACCAAATCATTAAATCTACAGGATTATCTAGGGGAACAGTTTATAATTACATCACAGGTAGACGAACATCAACTTACAATATAAAGGAGAACACCAATGCATAATTGAGACAACTTTATTTTCTGTTCAGTGAATGATTTAACACACTATGAATCGGAAATCAATAAACTTGCAGGTTCAAAGTCGATATATACTTATACAGGCACTTGAACATTGACAGCATGAGCGGAATTAGATAGAGATTATGTTTTAAAAACTTACGTAATAGAGCCCGGAGCTCCCGATACAGTAGAAGAATTAGAATTTAGAAGAGACGAGACTGAGATTAGTACTGAAAATTACATTAGGAAAATGGAAATTATTGAGATTGCAACCAATACTATTGTGGCAATGTACAATTGTTCTGAAAGTTTAGAAGGATTTGATTTGATTGATATTTCCGGAAACGAAAATAATTCCACAGGTTCAAACTCAATGATTCGTAGTTTACAAAAGGTGAAACAGGATTGGAATCACTACATAGAAAACGCAATTAACAAAACTACAATTGATATTAAAAATGTCGTCAATAGGATTTCGCCAAGTAGTAATTTGGATGAAACACTTGATGATATTAAGCATAAACAATTCTTCAAGCCGGTAGTCAGTTACCTTGCTTTATCAAATATATTTTCAGACTTAGCTCAAGGTTTAAATTCCGAGTTATACACCGGAAAATCTGTGGATTATTTGAAGAAGTCAAATGCAGAGTTCGGGGACATAGTTAGTTTGTTAACAATTTTAAATATTCCTGATAACATAACTTCGAGGTTCATATGATAGAAGAGATTATAACTGAAATCAAAACCAAACTCGACAATAACAATTATGAATGTTTGGGTTTATTTCCTGAAGATATACAAAACATAGGCAATAATTTCCCATCTTACGCATTAAGGTTTGTTAGTCAAGATAATTACGAATATGATTTAGGTAGAATTGAATCGACAATTACCTTACAGATTTATGTTTACGTTCAATATGGAGACTCAGCTATCTTAGAGCAAGACACAATTGAACAGGATATAATTTCTAAGTTAAACATGATTGAATTTTGTAATACAAGAGATATTAGAACGGTTCTAGTTAATCGTGGGCCAATTGGCGGAAGTTTTGATCCTTATAATGAAGGTTATTATGAAGGCAATATTGCAGTTTCATCAGTCTTTTTCGAGATAGACGTGTATAATGGTTAAAGTTATAGTAAAACAGCCTAAGGATCTGAAGTTACCAGATATTAAACTCAGAAAACTGGCGGTAGACACAATAACCCACATTAGACAAAGGACGGTTTCGGGAAAGGATATTCACAATAGTTCTTTTAAAAAAGGTTCTAAAGGTCAAAAGATTAATTTAGTTAAATCCGGATTGATGATTAGAAGTTTACATCCGACAGTCAAGAAAAACGGATTTGATATAACCTTAAACAACAGAAATTACATAGCAACAATTCATAATTCAGGCCTTGGTAATATGCCAAAGAGGGAATGATTTGGGATTACAAATAAATTTAAAACAAAAATACTTACAGATTTACGTAAGTTATTAAAGATAAAGAGGAAGTAAAAATTATGGCAAATAAATATGGTTACAAAAGTAAATTATATGTGATGGCGGAAGCAACTTACGGGACGATAGTTCCGGTTTGGACAGATGCAGAGGTTCACAATGATTCAACAATAGAAATGACACCCGAACAAGACACAGTTAATAGATTAGTTAGATCGGGAGAATTGTTCGAGACAACCTGCGAAGTTTTCCTGGGTAAGAAAAGAGGAACAGTTAGTTTATCAGGAGTTTTGACAGCAGAATATGAATGGTTATTAGCAGCGTATACACTAGATAGTAGTGATTCTAGTCCTTACACGTTAACAACTCAAAGTTCAACTTATTCTTACCAAATGGTTAGAACCTATGAAGACGGTGCAAGTTTGGCAGATGTTGCAATGGGTTGTGTATTAGAAAGTTTAGAGATTAGTCAAGACGATAACGTTTGGAACTTTAGCGCCGTCTTCAAAGCAAAAGCAATTGTTTACGGAATGAATGTAGGAGCATTTACAGGAACAGAACCAACACCAAGTTGCGGTAAACCGTTCCTTGTTAAGAATACCACATTTACAGGTTCTTTAGGAATTGATAATCCAACAACCGCATCATTTAGTTTAACTCATGAATTTGACGACGACAAAGTGACTTACGGAATTAGCGACACAAAAACATTAGAAGCAGTTCTTAAGTCAACAGGTTCTTATACAATAGAAGCAATTCATAACGACGCAACATCAATGCCGGTTTTAGGTGCATCAGATGTTATTGTAATGGTTATTGGCGACGGTACAACCGATTGGTCAATTGCGACTAGCGGAGCAGTGGAAACAGCGACAATTCCTGATGTAGAACGAGGAACTTATATTCTAAGTTATACAACCAAAATGAATAAATCAGCAAGTACACCATTTACAGTGACGGTTTCATAATGATAGATTTTAAAAACGCATTTGTCGACGAAGACCCAAATTACTTTAAAGATGTTTTCTTTGAAGACACCAAAATAGCAAAGATTAAATACTTGACACAAACCGAGTTAATGAAAATTTTAGGTGATGTAGATTTTGAGAAGTTAACAATGGTAGAGCAAATGGAACTTGGCGTAAATAGAATTCTTGCGTCTTTAGTTAGTTGGGAATTCGACCGTGAATTAACAGCAGAAAGTTTAGTAATGTTGCACGAAGAATATAAAGCACCCATTTTCAAGGCGGTCGACGACTTAGCCAAATTATGGAACAAATCCGAGTAAAGCATGGATTGCACAAGCAAATTATTGGGGATAAATTCATTTTTAGTGGACAACATTGAAATGAAAATCCCCTCCGAAAGGGAAATGAATAGAGCCATGATTTTGTCGGGCTCTTTAATTTTATATTATAGTATTGTTAAATGAGATTTTGATAGAGAATTAACCCTGGAAAACATAGAACGTTTACATCCGATAGTCGTAAAACATTTGACTTTAGGGTTACAAGAACAGATTAATCGAATTGAGAAAGCAATGCCTGATATAAAGCATAATTTACAAGTTACAGTTAATTTAATGGAGAACAAAGATAATAAGAATAATTACAGTCAAATTATAAACAGTAAACTTGGTCAAAGTTTATATTGCGTTAATTGTGAGAAGAATTGTAGTTTTGAAGAATATAAGACAATGCCAAAGCAATATTTAATTACCCGGCGTATTTTAACGTACGCATATCGAAACATCGAAGGTACCGAATATTTATTGCCAGGCAACTGAGAAGACCAACCGTTTTGATTCAACGAATTAGTTAATTATGCAGTTGGATTGATAACCAAATGGAGGAATGATAATGGCAGTAGAGAAGTTAACGTATAAATTAAGAACGGACGGAGCAAAAACCGTTCAAAAAGATTTTGATAAAGTGAATGCAAGTGTAGGATCCGTAACCAAATCCGCATTAGCAATGGGAGCTGGTTTTGTATCGGCAGCTGCAGCAATGAAAGGGATTAGAGCAAGTTATGATTTGTTCATAGTTCAAAGAGAATATTTATCATCAGACGCCTTACAAAAATTAGCAAGTGAATTTCAGAGCGTAAGTAATTTCGGTGATGAAGAATTATTAAAGGACGTGTTTACACCTTTGATTAATTCCGGAATTATATCAACACAAACAATAAAAGGTTTGGGTCAGGTTGTAATAGATACAGCTGCATCAACAGGTCAATCGACCAATGCAATTGTTAGGTCTTTTGGTCAAGTTATTAATGCGACTAATGGAATGAAAACTGGTCAAGAACGTTTAGCTGAAATGTATAAGATTAGTGGTAGTGATATTGAGAAAGTTCTTGAAGGAATTACTGATAAAACTGAGAGAGCAAATGCACTAGCCGAATTGTTAGGCGTGAAAGTTAAAGGTGCTGCAGAAGAAAGTATTAATCCGTTAACCCAGATGAAAAATGCACTTGGTGATGTTGGCGAGAAAATAGGTGCTGAATTAGCACCTAGTATTAAAATATTGACCGACGGTATAAATACATGAGCCAGTAGTGAATCTAATATTAAGAGTTTAGTTGAAACATTTAAAGTTTTAGGAGTTTCGTTGGCAGCAATTTCTGGAGCGAAGGGTTTAATGCTAGCGGTTGCTGGTGTGAAGAATTTGAGCCGAAGTTTGGTAGTCAACATGGCCTCACTCAAAGCTAACGGTGTTGTTATTGGCAGAAATATACCTTTATTAAAAATGTATGCACAATCTGTTGGATGAGTTAATAAAAACATGAAGGAAACAACTAAACTTAATGCGTTTTTCAAAGGAGCCATTCTGGAAAGTTCTAGAGCGATGGTTTCTGCTGCCGGAAATATAGCCAATATGGCTCTGGGAGCGTTAAGCTGGATTACAATTGCAGCCTCAGTGGTAACAATGGGTTATCAGTTGGGTAAATCTTTTTTCGGATGAGGTGATGAAGTTGAAAGTGTCAAAGATAAAGTAGAAGCACTCATAACCACAGTTGAAAATTCTAAATCAACACTTAAAGATCTATTAGGTTCAGAAGTAATATCATTAGAGGACTTATCTAAACTAGATTCATTTGTTCAAACATATAAAGATTTAGGTGTTGAAGTTAATAAACTAAAATTAGTAGAAGATGACGACGGTTCTTATTTAAAAAAGATTAATCTATTAGCCAAAGAAAGTGTTAAGAGAAATATACTTAAAGAACTCACCGAACAACAGATTAAGGCACAGAAAAAATTAAACGATGCATTAAACTATACAAGTGCAAATTTTGGTGGTCGTATTCCAAAAGGCACAATAATGGTAGATGTTGAAGGTGCCAAAGCTGCACGTGCAGATCTTGAGAGAATTAATGAAGAACTTATTCTCGTTAATGCTAGTATTGATAAAACAGTTGCTAAAGCTAAAAAGAAAGCTATCGAATGAGAAGGTTCAGCTGAACTTTTCAAAGGTTTAGACAGTTTAATCAAAGGATTACAAGAACGTAGTTTAAACAAACCTCTAGTCTTAGCTATAGAATTACCAAACACTGACACATCCGGATTAGATATGGGTTTATCACAAGAAGAATCGGAAGACGCAACATTAACCATGTTAACTGAAAATTTCAAGGAAAAATGAGGTGGTGCACTTGGTTTCGTTAGTGGTTTACAGATAGATTTCATGAACGGTTTCAAAAGTATGGCCAAATCAATTGAAAGTATTTGGAAATCAATGATTAATAATTTGATTAATAGTATGATTACAT